TAGCCGACAAGACCGGGCAAGACATCCGCGAAGTGATTTATGAAATCCAAATCAACAATGATTTGGGACCGAACCCAACGTTGAAGCCAGGCCAGCGGCTGGTCATCCGCTACTAAAAAAATTGGCTGCTGCCGGCAACCGCCGACAACAGCCACATACCAAAATACTCGAATTTATTATACCAGATGGAGGTAACTTATGGAACTGCAAAATAAGAATAAAGAAAAAATTATCCATGCATTTGAAGAACTGACATTATTTTTAATACAGGATGCAATGCATAGTTCTGTAACTACAATAGACCCTGATACCATCAGGGAAATCAGAGAAAATGTAGTACTAATTACCGCACATCTTTAACGGTCGAGCATATTTCCCTAAACGCTTTAGATATTAACTGAATTCGCTCATCTGTTCGAGTTGTTTGATTGTGATTGTCAGTACATTGGTCAAAGTATCCTTTTTGAATCATTGCTACTACGATTTCCTTTGTTATTTCTTCCGCGCTCATTAGGATCACCTCCTTATGAGTGTGATTATACCATAGAAAGGGTGAGATATATGTCAGTAAAAATCAGACAGTTAGAAATTGAAAATGTGAAGCGCGTCAAGGCCGTTACGCTGACGCCGACGGAAAACGGGTTGACCGTCATCGGCGGCCGGAATGGCCAAGGCAAGACTTCCGTATTGGATGCCATCGCCTGGGCACTGGGCGGCAACAAGCTCAAGCCGTCCGAATCACAGCGCATCGGCAGTGCGGCTCCGCCGTCTATCCACATCGAACTCAGTAACGGCCTGGTAGTGGAACGCAAAGGCAAATCATCTGCACTCCATGTCATCGACCCGTCGGGGCAGAAGGCCGGCCAGCAGCTCTTAGACAGCTTCATTGAAAAGCTGGCCCTGAACCTTCCGAAATTCATGGAAGCCCGGAACGATGAAAAGGCAGAAACACTGTTGCAGATCATCGGCGTCGGCGACCAGCTGGCCGTTTTAGACCGTCAGGAAAAGTCGCTGTACAATCAGCGCCTGGAAGTCGGTCGGATTGCCGATCGCAAAAAGAAACATGCTGAAGAACTGGCATGGTATCCTGACGCGCCGGCAGAACCGGTTAGTGCGTCGGAACTTATCAACCGCCAACAGGCTATTCTGGCGAAGAACATCGAGAACCAGAAGAACCGGCAAATGTTGGAGCGGCTGAAAAATCAGCAGGCTAAAATCGACGAACGACTCAATGAGCTGGAATCCGAAAAAAAGGCGCTGATCAACGAACTGACTGCCGTGACAGCCGACATCAACAGCGCGGAAACCGCCTCGGCCAACTGGCAGGATGAAAGTACAGCCGAAATTGAAGCCGACATTGCCAACATCGATACCATCAACACAAAGGTCCGGGCGAATGCCGAAAAACAGCGCGTCCAGGCCGAAGCCGATGAGCTCGGCGGCCAATACGGCGACCTGACTCAGCAGATTGAATCCGTGAAAGAACAGCGGATTAAACTGTTGGATTCGGCAGACATGCCCCTACCAGGGCTGTCGGTTCAGGATGGCGAGCTGACGTATAACGGGCAGCAGTGGGACTGCATGAGCGGTGCAGAACAGCTGCAGGTAGCGACTGCCATCGTTCGCAAGCTCAACCCGGATTGCGGCTTTGTTCTTATGGATAAGTTAGAGCAGATGGACCCGGAAACATTGGCCGCCTTCGGCAAATGGCTGGAAGAGGAAGGCCTGCAGGTCATCGCTACCCGCGTCGGGACCGACGACACTTGCAGCATCATCATCGAAGATGGATATATCAAAGAAGATCGCCCGCAAGAAGTCCCGCAGTCGGCACCAAAAACAGAAACGCCGAAGTGGACGCCTGGCACGTTTTAGAAAGGAGTAAATCATGAAAATCATCTCAGGGAAAATCATAAAGCCCCAGAAAGTCGTCATCTACGGCCCGGAAGGTATCGGCAAATCAACGTTTGCCGCGCAATTCCCCAAGCCCCTGTTTATCGATACGGAAGGCAGCACGTCGCACCTCGAGGTAGACCGCCTTCCCAGGCCGACGTCCTGGCAGATGCTCAAGCAGTATATCAAGGACCTCAAGGGGGATACGATGGGCTACCACACCCTGGTCATCGATACGGCGGACTGGGCTGAACGGCTCTGTGAAGAAGCTATCTGCCAGTCAAATGGGAAGGTAGGCATTGAAGACTTTGGGTATGGCAAGGGCTACACCTACGTCAAGGAAGAATTCGGCCGGCTCTTAGACAGCCTGTCGGATCTAATCGACGCCGGCATGAATGTCGTCCTGACGGCTCATAGTATCATTCGAAAGTTCGAGCTCCCCGAAGAAACGGGGGCATACGACCGGTATGAGCTGAAATTGGGACAAAAAGCCGGCAATCAATGTGCCGCCCTGGCCAAAGAATGGGCGGACATGGTTCTCTTTGCCAACTACAAAGAAATCGTTGTCACATCCAAAGACGGCAAGAAAAAAGTCAGCGGCGGGCAGCGTGTCATGTACACCCTTCACAATCCGTGCTGGGACGCCAAGAACCGCCACGGACTGCCGGAAGAACTGCCGTTCGATTACCTGCAGATTGCTCACTGCATCCCGGCCATGGGGGTACATGAACCGCCTCAACCTGCGCCTGTAGCGACGCCAAAACCTGAAGATACTCAACCTGCAGGTTACAAAGAAACGCCAGAGCCGGAAGAAAAGCCGGCGCCTGCACCCACACCCGCTCAGGACGATGGTATCCCGAAAGAACTGGCCGACCTGATGGCAGCCAACAATGTCACAGCGCAGGATATCCAGCAGGCCGCCGCTCATAAGGGCTATTTCCCTGTAGACATGCCGCTTAAAGACTACCCGCAAGACTTTATCATGGGATGCCTGGTAGCAGCGTTTCCGCAGATGTTACAAGTTATCAATGATTTAAAGAAAGTTCCATTTTAGGAGGTAAAACATTATGACAGAAGATCGCGCATTTAACTGGGATGACGAATATACCGAAGTAGAAGACTCATTTCAAATCGTCCCTCCTGGTGATTATGATTTTACCATTGTTGATTTCGAACGGGCTCATTTTGACGGCAGCGATAAGATGCCGGCCTGCCCGATGGCCAAGCTGACATATGAAGTGCAGACGCCGGACGGTACGAAAGGGCGCATCCGCCAGAATCTCTTCCTGCACTCCAAAAGCGAATGGCAGCTGACGAACTTCGCCTGCGCTGTCGGCATGATGCAGCGTGGCGATGGCCATTTCCGGATTGCCTGGAATCAGCTCATCGGAGCCACAGGCCGTATGCAGGTCAGCGTCCGCAAATACAACGGGAAAGACTACAACGATGTGAAACGCTTCTACGACAAGACGGCAGCTCCCAAGGCTTCACAGCCGCAGAGTCAGCCGGCACAGCGTCCCGCTTACACACAGGGGGCGTTCTAAATGAGCAGCGACGTCACGCTGCGTCCCTATCAGCAGGAGGCCGAACAGGCCGTCCTGCATGAATGGGACAGCGGCCATACCAAAACACTCCTGGTCCTTCCCACAGGGACCGGCAAGACCATTGTTTTCGCCAAAATCGCTGAGGACCGGGTCCGGGTCGGCGAACGGGTCCTTATCATGGCCCATCGCGGCGAACTGCTGGAGCAGGCCAGCGATAAGATTGAGAAAGCCATGGGGCTGAAAAGCGCCGTAGAAAAAGCCGAACAGACCTGCATCGGGTCCTGGCGGCGCATCGTCGTCGGCAGTGTCCAGACACTGACACGGGAAAAGAGACTGCATCAATTTGCGGCGGACTACTTCGATACGATCATCATCGACGAAGCCCATCACAGCGTCTCAGACAGCTACCAGCGCGTCTTGCAGTATTTCGGCGATGCCAAGGTCTTAGGCGTCACGGCCACGCCGGACAGGGCCGATATGCGCAATCTGGGGAGCTACTACGATAGCCTGGCATACGAATACAGTTTAGTCCAGGCCATCAAGGAAGGCTACCTCTGCCGTATCGTGGCCCAGACGATCCCGTTACAGATCGATATTTCCGGCGTCGGTTTTTCGGCCGGCGACTATAAAGCCGGTGAATTGGGGACGGCACTGGACCCATATCTTGGCCAGATTGCCAGGGAAATGCAGACCTACTGCAAGGACCGCAAGACCGTCGTCTTCCTGCCGCTCGTTGCGACAAGCCAGAAATTCTGTGACATCCTGAATGAAGCCGGCTTCCGGGCCGCCGAAGTCAATGGCAACAGCGAAGACCGGGCGCAGGTCCTGGCCGACTTCGATGCCGGTAAATACAACGTCCTCTGTAATTCGATGCTGCTGACGGAAGGCTGGGACTGCCCATCTGTAGACTGCGTCATCGTCCTGCGGGCTACGAAGAGCCGCAGCCTGTACAGTCAGATGGTCGGACGCGGCACGCGGCTCTTCCCAGGCAAGAAAGAAGTGCTGCTCCTCGACTTCCTCTGGAACACGGAAAAGCATGAGCTGTGCCGCCCGGCCTGCCTCATCGCCGAAACGGAAGACGTGGCCAAGAAAATGACGGAAAAGCTCAACGAGTCCGGCGAGCCGGCAGACCTGGAAGTCCTGGAAAAGGAAGCGGCAGAAGACGTCGTCGCCGATCGCGAAGCCGCCCTGGCCGAAAAGCTGGCAGCCATGAAGAAGCGCAAGCGGAAACTGGTAGATCCCCTGCAGTTTGAAATGTCCATCCAGGCACAAGACCTGGCA